CTCTTACTACACACGATAATGACAGCCGCTTACGTACAAACCTACGACAACTTAGTAGCTGATGTAATCAACTACATGGAGCGTGATGACGCTGAATTTGTGGCTCAGATCCCGGCCTTAATTGGTTTGGCTGAGTCGGCAATTGCTGCCGAGTTAAAGACTCTACTACAGTTAATTGTAGTTGAAACCAACATATTAGCAGCCCAAGACATTCTTGAAAAGCCAACACGCTGGAGAAAAACTGTCTCCATGAAAGTTAACGGTAAACCAATTCTAATACGTTCACAAGACTATGTAGCTCAGTATCAGTCTGAATCAGACCCAGGCCTTCCAAAATATTACGCTGAGTATGACTACAACAACTGGGCTATTGCACCAGTTCCAGATGCTTCATATCCTGTAGAAATTATTTACTACAGTTTAGTTCAGCCATTAGACTCAACCAATCAAACTAATTTGTTTACACAGCAATGCCCTCAGGCAATGTTGTTTGGCACATTACTACAAGCTCAAGGCTACCTCAAGGCAATTGATAAGCTACCAATCTGGAAGTCATACTACACAGACTCATTAGCTGCGCTTAAGAAAGAAGACAACTCACGTCGTATTGATAGAAATACGACTGTACAGGAGCCTTAATAAATGACGACATACACATCGCCGTTTACTGGTGACGTTATACAACAAACTGATGTATCGTACTACGCCCTTGATTTTGATACAGACGTAGATTTATATTGGCCTCTTGTTATAAACCCAACTCAGGTTCCTGCAGCCCGTATTATGGACTGCACACCCGATGGCGCCAATTTAAACATTACCCTGCCAAATGCCCAACAAGGTTCTGTTGGTATAGACATTCTATTTCGTAACTTTGGCGCTGTAACGTTTTATGTAAATGACTTTGATGGTGGTGCTTCTGTAGCTATACCATCTGGTGAATCTTTATACTTTTATCTTTCTGATAACAGCACTACAGCTGGTGTATGGCAAAACGTAACGTTTGGCACTGGTACATCATCTGCTGACGCAGCCACACTGGCTGGTAACGGATTAGCTGCCATCTCTGGTAAGCTCAATGTTACTCAAAACGTTCAAACAATCTCCACCACAACAACTGCAACAAACGCAAACAGGGCAGCAACCTTTGTTTGGACTGGTGGTAATGGTACATTTAATCTACCAGCGGTGGCAGGACTAACAGCCGGTTGGTTTATCTCTTTCCGTAACAACGGAACTGGCGCGTTAAACATTGTGCCTAACGGCATTTCTCAAATCAATAATATTGCCAATCTTACCGTTAACCCGGGGGAATCAGGTATTATTATGTTCCAACAATCCACCGGTAACTTCTTTACCGTTGGCCTTGCAACACCATCAAACGTAACCTTTACATCAGCGTCCTATGACGTTGACGCTATTGTGGGTCCAACATTTAGCTTGGTATCCTACGCACCAATTATTCAAACTTATGTTTCGCAATCAGGCACCCGCACAACTGACTTAACAGTTATACTGCCCGCAACAACCCAGATTTATATTCTGGCTAACGACACATTAGGCCCATATAATTTATTTTTTGAAGTATCTGGTACATCACAACCCGCAACCCCCGTAACTCCTGGTTCAGTTGTTTTAGTGTTAAGTGACGGTAATAACTTATATATTATTTCTCAAAGCGCCACAACCGCGTTCTTTGCAAACGATGGTACTGCAGCATCACCGACATTTTCATTTCTAAGTGACCCATCAACTGGTATGTATTTAGATAGTGTCGGAATTCTTGGTCTTACTGCAAACGGCGTTGAGATGATGTTACTAGATAACTTTAATCCACTTAGTCCACAAATATCTACACCAGCTACCTTTACAGCTGGACTCATTAGCGGCGGGACGTTTTAATGGCTGATGATAGCGTACAATCATCACAACAACAGTACAACGTTGTTTATACACTAGGTGTTCAACCTGGTATAAAACGCGACGGTACTGTTTTTGAAACCCGTGAATTTAGTGACGGAGAATGGTGTCGTTTTCAACGTGGTGTACCAAAGAAAATGGGAGGCTATCGCCAACTGTTTGGTTCGTTTAACGGCATTCCTCGCGGCATGGTTACGAATGCCTTTAACGGCATTAACTACATCTATGTTGGTAACGCGAGTGGTATTGACGTATTTACAACCGGCACAACATTTGGTGTTGGTAGCGGTCCTTATCCTGCCGTTATTAATCAAGGTTACGCACAGCAGGTTCCAACGGGCGGTTCTACAACCACATTTCAGTTAACCAGCACAGCTGTACCAATTGTTGATTACTCTTCAGTATACCCAGCTGGCACTCAAGTTATATTTGACCAATCAGCTAATCCTACTGTTTACACAACAGTTGGCACTCCCACATTTGCATCACCAGTAACCACAGTAACATTTACACCAGCATACACTGGAACACCTACAAACGTTTGGATTGCTAATGAAACGTTTGCGCCGGACGTTCGCCATTTATGGCAGTTTGATTTACAGTACTCCCCATCTGGTGAAGAGCTAAAGGTATTAGCACACCCAGGCTTAAACTTAGTAAACATTGACAACGGAGTTGCATCTCAGGTCCTTTATGGTAACGTTACAGAAGATGCGCCAGGTATTTGGAACTTTTATGGCTTGGCTGATACAACTGGTCAAAACCCTACGTACAGACCGATCAGTGTTTCTGGTGGAGTTTGTGTGCTCTATCCTTATATTTTTGTGTATGGTGATAGCGGTTATATTGCTAACAACCATGTGGAATCTACTTACGGAAGTCAAACACTAAGTGACTGGAACGGCGCAACAGCCAACCAAGTCAACATGTCATCTTCTAAGATTGTTAAAGGTGTTCCAGTTCGAGGTGGTACAAACTCACCATCTGGTTTGTTCTGGGCTACAGACTCATTAATTCGTGTATCGTTTACTGGTAGCGCTCCATTATATTGGCGTTACGATATTATTTCTAGCCAGATTTCTATTATGTCCTCATCTGCAGTAGTTGAGATGGACGGCGTATACTATTGGCTTGGTGTTGACCGTTTCTATCAATACAACGGTGTGGTAAGTGTTTTAAGCAATGATAAAAATATAAATTGGTTGCTAGATAACATGAACTTTGTACAGCGCCAAAAAGTGTGGGCCACTAAAGTGCCGCGCTACAATGAAATCTGGTTCTTTTATCCTAGAGGCAGCGAAACAGAAGTTACCGACGCAATCATTTACAACGTAAAAGATAAGCTCTGGTATGACGCTGGTGAGGCCGATGGTGCTAGACGTTCTTGCGGTTGGACTACTGAGATTTTCCCAACGCCTATTTGGGCTGGCTGGGACTACAACGTGTCTTACAGTCAACCTTTTACCACCATTACAAACCCTGCTAGTGAGCCAGCCCCTACATCGTCTCAGGTGTACATCGACGGTGACGTAACTACTACATTTTCCCCAGGCAGTTATTTAACCTTATCTCAAAGCCCGTCAGCAACGGTCTATGAAGTAACAAGTAGTGTACATATCTTTAATGCTTTTGTTCCAGCGCCAGGGGTTACTAGAATTACATTATCTGAGCCACTGTCCCCATATCCAGCTCTTGGTAGTACTGTTTATGGTATCACTGGTGGATATCCATTATGGCAACATGAGTTTGGTTTAAATGAAGTTTCATACATTGCCGAAACCGCAGTAACTTCTAACTTCACAACCTGTGACATTAGTTGGGTTGGTGGCACACCAGCGCAAGATACTGCAGAAGGTGCTAACCGCCGTATGCACATTCGACGTATTGAACCAGACTTTGTACAACAAAGCGAAATGAGTTTAACTATTTTAGGTCGTAAATTTGCTCAAGGAACAGCTGAAAATTCTGGACCTTACACATTTGATTCGGATACAGGAAAAATTGACTTGCGTGTTGAGCACCGTGAAATTAGATTAAAGTTTGAATCTAACGCTATTGACGGTAATTATGAAATGGGTCGTTTACTAATTACTGCAGAGTACGGCGACGAAAGACCATAATGGCATTTCAACCGTTTTTTCCGTTTATCCCAACCAATATGAGCTGGGAAGACTGGAATGGCAACTTGGCCATGTACTATTCAGAAGAACTTATTCCATACAACACTGAAGAGAATTGGTTAGAGACAGCAAGGAACGTAGCCCAGCTACCAACCTTCTCCGTGTATCCTGTTCCAGACCCTTCGCTGTTTACAGAATGGCAAAACTGGGCATTAGAATTTACCCAAATTATTAATGGCCCTAGCAGCTAAAAAGGGCGCTAAATGCCCTTTTTTTGCATTAGTATTAGTATGGGGATTACATACCAAGAAGAGCGTCTAAAAGACATTTTGCCAGAATTTACAACGTTGTTAGAGCCACACATGGCCGAGATAAACGTACTATACCGGGACGGGGAGGAGTTAAATCCTGACTTTAACCGGTATTTTAGAATGCAAGAAGCCGATGTTTATGTCATGATGACATGCCGAAAAGACGGCAAATTGATTGGCTACATTGGATTTTTTGTTGCACCTAATCTTCGTTTTAAAAATTGTTTAGTGGCTATTGAAGACTTGTATTATCTTAGGCCAGAAAACAGACATGGACGAACCGGTTACAAATTATTTACCGAATCTGAAAAGTTGCTGAAAAAGCGAAATGTAAACAGGGTCCTACTTAGTTGCAAAACGTTCCAAGACCACAGTCGTTTGTTTGATCATCTTGGTTACGAATTTTACGAAAAACTTTTTACAAAAAGCCTATGAGATACCACTTAGATTCCATGCTGCCAATGCGGGCGTTTTCGCCGCGTAGTGGCCGTGCACGTGGATTCTCTGCAGGTGGTATGACATTAGAGGGAAGTTATAACGAGCCAGCACAATCCTGGCAAGACCCTGACGCGTTTAGTCCACCAGCTTGGTCACCAGAACCAGAAGCAGCTGCTCCAGCTCCCGGTCCGGCACCAGATCAAGGTGGCGGTGGCGGTGTTGACCAAGGCACACTAGATAGACTGTATTCAGAAAATTTAAACAGAACAGCTTCGGGTGATACTGGTTCTTCTGGTTGGTTAGGTAAGAGCGTTGAAGAGGTTCTCGCTGGAATTAGAGGCAGTCAAGAATACGCTAATAACCAAGGTGGTGGCAGTTCACCGGCACCGTCTAGTGGTGGTGTTGACCAAGGCACATTAGACAGACTGTACACAGAAAATTTAGGCAGAACAACTGCTGGTGATACAGGTTCAGCTAATTGGTTAGGTAAGAGTGCTGAGGAAGTATTAGCTGGAATTAAAAGCAGTCAAGAATATGCAAACCGTAGCGGCGGCGGAGGTGGCGCTGCTATTCCTTCTACAGCAGAAATTAACGCGTATTATCGTCAGTATCTTAATCGTGATGCTGACCAAGGTGGCGTATCTACTTGGACTGGAAAAACTAAAGAAGAAATTCTTGCTGGTATTACTGGAAGTCAAGAATACCAAAATGCAAACCCTGGAGCGCCGGTGCTTGGTACTGCCGCTGTTACCCCGGATGACCCAAGTCAATGGATACCACAAGTTTCAGGAACAGAATACCACGGCGACTCAGAGCCAACACATACATACCAGTACATGGACCCCAAAACTGGTAACATATATGACAGCCAAAGTGCAGAGGCTAGACTTATTATATCCGGCGAAGCTGCTAAAGATAAATACTTATCTCCGTTAGTATGGATGAGTAACGAAGAAAAACAGGCTTTATATAGTACAAAAACAGAAGACCCTAAAAAATATTATAGCAACGTTGCTACTGAGTTAGAAAAACAACTTTTCTTAGACTACCGCACCAACTCTAATACCAGTGATAGTTACAACGCACTTCAAGCTCTTAAAGAAGTAGCTCCTCAAGATTATTACAAAGCGCAATTAACTTTTTTAGCTAAACAAGCTGGTTGGCAGACAGGACAAAATACATCCGAAAGAGCCGCACCTGTTTTAGAAGAAATGAAAAAGGTAGGACTAGAGGCACAGTATGCTGGTGTTAAGTTTGATGACGTTAAATCTATTGTTAATAATGGTTTTGCAACAGCAAATGCACAAAACCAACAACGCATAGCCAGAGAAGGTGCTGAAGGCGGAGGCGGGTTTAACTTTGGCAAAGACGTTATGCCAGGTGTGGCTATAATTGGTATAGCTGCGGCAACAGTCGCATCTGCTGGTGCTGCTGCTCCACTGGGAGCAGCTATGTTAGGTACTACTGCAGCTGCAGCGGTTGGAGCAACTGCAACAGCAGCTTTAGGTGGCCTTGTTATTGGTGCTGGTATGGGGGCTTTAACTGCCGCTGTTTACGGTGGAAACATTGAGCAAGGTGCTATAAAAGGTGCTATCAGTGGCACAATAGGTGGAGCTGCTAGCGGTTTTACAACGCAAGCAACTGCAGCAATACAAGCAGCTGAGTTAGCGCAAGCAACTGAAACGGCTTCTAAATTAATTGGATTTGAAACAATTTCGGCAATTGCTAACGCAACTAGTTTAAGCACAACACAAGTTGCTTCAATTATTGCCAATACTACTGCCACTGCAATTGCAGCTGCTGCTACCGGACAGGTTGATAGTAGCAACTTTGCACAAACAATAGCAACTGCTTTAGCATCTTCAGCGGTTTCAGAATATGCTTTAGATATAGCAAATAAAATTAACCCCGGCATGTCAGTTGCTGCTATTAATGCTGTGTCTAGCGTAGCACGAATTGCTACAACAACAACGTTAAATGGTGGTAGTGTACAAAAAGCCATTATAACAAATATACCAGCCATTATTAATGGTTCCGTTGGCGCTGAAATTAATGCAGAAAATAGACAAAACGCACTTAATATAGCAGTATCAAATAAATCCAATGACCCAATTGAAACGCTTAATTCGTTAAAAGATTGGACTGGTAAAACTTCAGATAACGCTGATAATGTAGTTAACATGATGATTAGCGCGGGATATAAAGATAAAGATATCCTTAGTACATTACAACGTAATTTTGGTTTAGATTCACAATCTGCATTGATGGTGTTTAACGACATGGCTCGTCTACCAGATAAGTCATTGGTATTTACACCAACATCACTAGCAACACCCACTGATACCCCACTGGGTACTAATCCGTTTGGCTCAGAAAACGTAGGGCTTACTAGCGGCAGTATAGATAGTGTATTGCAACGTGGTCCAGATATTCTTCCACAAAATGAAGAGGCGTGGAACGCAGCAGTTCAGTCCGGAGACCAACAACTAATTAATGCTGTTAGGTCTAATAACCCAGATGTAATCAAAGCAATAAATAGCGGCGATATGATTGGTGCAATTGCTTTAGCTCCAGAAACTAGTGGTGTAGGAACTGTAAGCCCTGCGGTACGTGATGCTTATAATGCGGCACTTGAAACGGGTGATAAACAATTAATTAATGCTGTTCAAGCCGGAAATACTAAAGTTATTGAGGCAATAAGAAACGGTGACATGATTGGGGCTATTGGCTTAGCTCCCGAAACCAGTGGTGTAGGAACGTTGAGTCCTACAGCACGTGATGCGTATCAAAAAGCCGTTGCCAATAAAGAAACATCATTTACAGCTGATGGTAAAACATATACTCTTGATTACAGTAAAGCCACCAGTGATGACGCAGGGACTAGTGATAAATCATTTAATCAAGCATTTAGTGATGCTCGTAAAAGCGGTGCCTCAAGATTTGAGTGGAATGGTAAGCAATACACAACTCAGTTAGCTCCAAGGATAACTCCTGAATCCTCACCAATACCACCAAATAAAAACATGTTTCCAGGTAGTATACCGGGGGATACGTATGAACCTATTGGTAGTTTAAAAGATGCGTTTGCACCAAAAACTAAGTCTTTTCAAGAAGCTATAGATTTTGCTAAAGATGTTGCACCAATATTAAAAGACGTTGGGGGGTACTACAGTAAAGAGCAAGAACTTTCGGACATACAAAAAAATATTGTTACTGGAGTTAAAACCGGATCTTCAGTTGCTTTGTATGCAGCTGGCGAAATGTCAAACGCACTTTCAAACGTAGTTATTGCCACTGGTTCATAAATTTACAGAATCAACACTTAAACTTGCAGAAGAATTAGCTCCGAAAAGTGTAAAAGAAGGTTCTAAAAATATTGTAAGCGCAGTAACTAAAGCAGAAGGTTGGGATAAATTGCCAGCCCTTGCTAAAGCTATATACGAAAATCCAGGGGCATTTACATTTTGGGTGGCAAAAGAAGCGCCTCAAGAAATAGCGTATTTAGCCGTAGGGGGTGCTGTTGCAAGAGCTGCAGGTGTATTATACGGAGTTGGAACAAACATAGGACTAAACGCAGCAGATGCTTTTGGTGCTATTTTTGGTGAATCATATAAACAACATCTTGATGCAGGGGCAACACCAGAAGAAGCCAGAGTAAAAGCAATCATGCCTGGTACTGCTGCTGCAATTGTTGCCACTCTTTCCGCTGGAATTGTTGACACTGCAATTATTAAAAGTTTAGCTGGTGATTTAGTTGAAGGTGCACTGGCAAAGAATTTATTAATTGGCACAACTGTTAAAGAAGGACTTGCAGAACCAATTGAGTCTTTGGTTGAAGACGTTGCTAAAAAGATATCATTGGGCCAGCCTATTAATTGGAACGAAGTACAGACAAACATGGCTATAGCCCTGGCTGTTGGTGCTGCAACTGGTGGGGCAACAGTAGGTGCTTTAAACCTTGGTTCAAACAATAATCCACCACCGCCACCGCCACCACCTCCGCCGGGTGGAGGTGGATCGTCAGAACCACCTTCGCCACCACCACCACCACCGCCGGGTGGAGGTGGATCGTCACAGCCACCTTCCGGTTCTGTAGTAGTTAAATTTCAAAGAGATACTGCTGCTTTAGAGCTTGTAGATATGGGCATCCCAGAACAAGATGCTATTACTCTTGCCAATAAAGATCTCGGTACTCAAATTATAGACGGGTTAAATGACGCACGTGCTAACGCAGCTAATTCCGGTAACTATACTGTAGGCAATGAACCTGCTAACGACGACATTAATCCAGATGGAATTGCTGGTAAAGACGCATCAGGAAAAGAAATTACGTTTGCTGAAGCAATGGCGGCGCTTGCCACTGGTGCATCAATTATTGATACCAATACAGGCGACCCGAAGCTAGATGCTAAAAACAAAGAAATTGAAAGGGAGATTTATAAAAAGATAGGGGTTGACCCAGACACTGTAGAGCCAACAATAGCTGGTAACACAGTACTTAATCCAAAACCGCAACCTTTTGTTAACCCAAAACCAGCTGCTTACCCAGCTCCTAGCCCTACTCCAGCTCCTGATACTCAAGTTAAACCAGAGGCTCAGCCGGAAGTTAAGCCAGAAACACAGCCGGAAATTAGACCTAACCCAAACCCTAATCCGGAAGTTGACGTTAACCCCAATTTGGATGTTAATCTTAACCCTAACTTAAACCCTAACCTTAACGTTAATCCAAACCCTAACCTTAACGTTAACCCGAATCCTAACCTTAACGTTAACCCGAACCCGAACCCTAACCCTAATCCGAATCCTAATCCGAATCCTAATCCGAATCCGAACCTTAACGTTAACCCTAATCCGAACCCTAATCCGAATCCGAACCCTAATCCGAATCCGAATCCAAACATAAACATTGATGTAGATGTACCTTCAGATTCAAATAAACCGAAAGATAAAAACCAAGACACCGTTGCAGGAATGCGGGCGGCGCTTAAAAAATATAGATTTTCAGGTGGAATTTTTGATTTAGGACCCGCTTTTACTAGGGCAAGAACTAACTATAAACTAGCAGGCCAATTTCAAATGGCCACAGGAGGAGCAGTGGCAACAGCATCAACAATAGCACCAGTACAATACGACCCGTTTGGGCTTGCAAATAACTATACATCTCCAAATTCTGGAATATTTGACGGTTCTTCTATATTTGATCCAAAATCACCGTTTGTTGGTTCAAGTTTAAAAATGCCTAAACTAACTGTTGGTAAGACAATTCCTCACCAAGATTACGAATTAGCTGGTTACCCAACGTTGGGTCGAACACATCTTAATATGGCCAATGGTGGTTCAGTTGAGCATAATCCTCAGTTTTTTAGTGAAGGTGGTCTTGGCACATTGGAAAACCGTTATGTAAACGGTGAAGGTGATGGTACCAGTGATGAAGTACCCGCCATGCTTGCTAATGGAGAATTTGTTATTCCGGCTGACGTAGTATCTAAATTAGGTAACGGCAGTAACGAAGCTGGTGCGGGTGTATTAGACCAGTTCCTCATGGTTATTCGTGAGCACAACCAAAAACACAACCCAAAAAACTTACCCCCTGATTCAAAGGGACCCCTTGCATATTTATTAGAAGCTAAAAAGAGAGCGTAATCATGGCCGGACTATCAGATTTTATTACAAATAAAGCCCAACAAACAACCACAATGCCTGACTGGTATGATACCGCTCAGCAAAATATTGTTAGTCAGGCTGGAACCGCTGTTGATAAAATGCCTACCTTGCAGAATACTGTTGCTGGTCAGGCTATTAATAACCTTGGTGGTGCTAATAATCCATTCATACAAGCTCAAGGAACATTAGGTCAAATTGCCACGGGAGCAGCTAATCCTTGGATCACTGGTGCTAACGGTCAAGTTGCCCCGAACACTAACACCGCAATGGGTGGTTTATTTCAAGCTCAGAATCAACAATTAAACCAGTTAATGCCACAGTACACAGCACCCGTAACCGGTGCTAACGTTGCGTCTGGTAACTTTGGTAGCTTACGTGGTCAGACAGCTTACAACAAGGCAATGGGTGATGCACAAGCTGCGTTGTTTGCTCAGCAAATGCAAGCCGCATTACAAAACCAACAAACCGGTGTAAACGCCGCAACTGGGCAAGGAAGCGTTGGTGCACAAGGTACAACTGCGATGACCACGTTAGGTCAAGCACAACAGTCTGATCCGTTTACTGCAGCCGCTAACTACGGTAAGATTGTTGGAGGTATTACATCACCAACAACCGTAGAAAACACAACTCAGTTATCTCCATTAAATACCATCGGAAGTTTAGCATCTGCAGGAACTGGTATAATCGACTCATTGTTTGGAAAAAATACTACCGGTGGTGGATTAATTAGTGATACCGGTATAATAGATTGGTTAAAAGGTAAAACAGGTCCTTAATAAAGAAAAATTATGTCAAAAACAAATCCCTTAGATTCTTTAAACACTGATGAAACTGATACCGGCGGTGGTGCCATTGTTGATGTTGGGAAACCAAAAGCGGGCACTATAGGTGTTTCGGGCAAACTTAATTTAGGTCCTCAAGAAACATCACAGCTTTTAGCAAACATGCAATCTGAATTAAACAGGCGTAACGGCCCAATGAATTCGTTTATGAGTGGCTTACAACGGGCTTCTGCTTGGGGTTCTGGTGGTGTAAACGGCCCATCTGCTGCATTAACAGCAATGGACCGTGAAGAAATGTTAAGAGGTCAAGATACAAGAGCTATGCAAGAGAAAATGCTAGCTATTAAAGCCGCTCAAGCATCCCGTGACAGATTTTTATCTGATGTGGGCTACACACCTCAACCTACAGCACAAGCTGGTGCAATGCCTACAGCACAAGCTGGTGCAATGCCTACAGCACAAGCTGGTGCAATGCCTACAGCTCAAATGCCTGCACCACAAGCTCAAGTTCCAGAATACCAAGCTGTAATTAATCGTTTGCCGCTTAACATGCAAGGTCCTGCTAGAAGAGCAGTACAAGCAGGAGACCAAGAGGCTTGGAACTCTATACTGGCTGCTAATGAAAAGAATAGAACTCCTGAATCTAGAAATTTAGAAGAACTTCAAAGAATGGGCGGTCCGGGTGCAGAAATGTTTGCTGGTCAAACTTTTGAAAAAGGACTTGCACCAAGAACTTATGTTCGTGACGGTAAAACATATCCTTTCTCTCCTGATGTTGCTTTACCTGGCGGTCTGTCTGCTGTAGCTCCAAATCGTCCTACAGCACCAGCACCGAGGGGTGGAAACATTGTGGACGCAGAAGCATGGGCTAGAGCCAATAATATTCCGGTCAGCCCCCGTGGTGGAACTAGAAATTTTGAAGGTCAATTAGACCAATACATTCAAGACCCGAGTAAAGCTGCGGTTCCTACTAGAAGTCGCCATGAAACTGGTCAGGCAATTGATGTACCAGCGTCTGCCAGAACTCCTCAAGTGTTAGCTAAATTAAAAGATGCTGGATTTACAAACCCATTGCCAAATGAACCTTGGCATTTTGAATTGCCAAAAGCCGGTGTAGGTGCAACTAAAGCACCTTCCGTTGGTATCGCTAAACCCGGCACATCTAAAGAAGATGTTGCATTGCAACAAAAAGCATTAGAAGCAACTAATCAATCGTTTCAAGCTAATGACTACAAAGCTATTACCGAACGGGCAAATGAAGCTAAAAATATTGAAAGATTATCTGACCAAGTACTTGCAAACATTGAAGGTAATCAGTTTGGTCCCGGTACAAAATTAGCTCAAAGTTTTGCTGAATACGCTCAACTAGTCGGTGTTAAATTAAAACCTAACGAAATGCAAAAGTTTGTGGACAACATGGGCATTGAAACAGCTAGAAAATTCTTGTCTGCTGCTGGTGCAAGGCAAGCTATGGGTGCGCAATTTACAGCGGTAGAAGCTGGTGATTGGCTAAAAGCATTTGCTGGTATTGACAACAAAAAAGAATACCTAAAGAATTTCTACCAAGTTCAAAGAGCCGGTGCATTAGTTGATCAAGACGTTAAAAACTATTTGTTACGCAATAAGGGTCGTGAACAAGACGCCTATATTGAGTGGCAAGACAGCGGCCGCAAAGATAAAATTATGCAAGAAAACGTTGATGCTTTTAAAAACGGTAAACTTAGTAAGGTTGAAATCCCCGGCGCAAAACCTGCCAACACCCCAAAGGTAGAAAAACCTATTGCAAAGACGGGTATGGTAACAGATAAAAATAATCCTAACTATGGCAAAAAAGCTATTCTTTACAAAGATGGAACGGTGGAATACAAATAATGGCAGATAATAAACTTAAAGGCATTACTTGGGATGAAACTCCGGTTGTTGAGCAACCTACGGCAAAAGAAGCCGCTGGTGTTACTTGGGATAAACCATCTGTTTTAGATGCTATGAAACAAGGATTTAAAAATGCGGTTACTCCCGAAGCTATAACAGAATTAGGTAAAAAAATTCCACCAAATGCTGCTGGAAGAATAGCTTCTACGGCTCGTTTTGGAACAGGTATTGCTCGCATTCCAGCTAATTTAATGAAGATGGCTGGCGTAGAAGGCCCATCTGAGTTTGTTAAAGCCGTTGATGAGGGAGCTAAAAATCTTACTGAGTCAGCTGGCTATACCGGCATTGGTCCTGATGTGGCTAATTTTGGTGGCGAAATGGTGCTCGGTGGTGCTGCTTTAAAAGGTGCATCTAAATTAGCTCCGGTTGTTGAGGCGTTACCGGGTGGTGCTGCGTTTGTTAAATCATTGTCTCAAAGCCCTTCTGCTCAAGCTATTTTGGGTGGTATGGGTTTTGGCGCCGCTGGATCTACTGGAACACCATACGATCTTTTAAAAGAAACAACGTTAGGTGGGTTATTTGGTCTTGGTGGGCAAGCTGCTGCATCCGGTTTGGGTCACATAGCTGCTCCAGTTTTAACACGTTACAAAGAGCTTAAAGGCTTAGGCTATTCTGACGCAGAGATATTAAAAGACACCACCATTGGACAGCTACTTGGTGGTAAAGTTCAAACATTAGAAAAAATGCTTAGCGACATTCCATTTTCTGGTGTTGCCCAAGCTATGGACAAAGGTGCTAAATCTTTAAAAGAAACTTTGGCAACTAAAGTTGCTCCAATTTTTCAACGTCAAAAGTCTGCTGAAAATGTTTTAGATACATCTTTAAATCAATTTAAAACAACAGAAAATCGTGCGTTAAGCGATGCTCAATTAGCTGCAAAACGTAAACTTGAAATGGGTCAAGCTAAACAGACAGAAGCGTTAAAAGGAGCTGAAACTGATATTTTTATTCCTGCAGTTAACTATGCGTTAAAGCCACTTAACATCACAATTCCAGAGGGTACTCCTGGTAACAAAGCAATGTTAATGGGGCAAGAAGCAATTTCTGATGCTTACAAAGAGTCTCTTAAAAACATTTCTGGTTTACGTTTAACTAAAGATGTGCAAAACGATTTAAGATCTTTAACTAATACATACAGCGATAAGTATCTCGGTAAAGATAAAGCAGAATTGTTTAAATACGATATTGAGCGTTTAATTGATGATACCTCAAAGGGCAAATGGCTTACATCAGATAACTGGCAAAATAATTTAATTAAGTTAAGCGGTGAAGCCTATAAACAAGGTAAAAACGACGCACGGTATGGTCAAGCTCTTTATGAGTTAAAAGACAAATGGATGGATGTTATTGAAGGTCAAGTTGGCAGCGATTTATTTAAAGCCGCTAATACCGCTTTTTCTAAATTTAAAGTTCCGGAACGTGCTTCTAGCTACGCTAAAAGTATTAAGGCCGGTGGTGAATTCTCGCCAGATGAATTAGTTAACGCACTTAAAGCAGAAATGACTACAAAACGTTTAGCTGGTGGTGAAAATGAACTTCAGCAGTTAGCTGTTGAAGCAAATAATAGATTATTAGCAAATCGTGGCGCGTTAAAAGGCACACAAACTTCAGCAAAACAAAACCTTAGTGATTTATACGAAGGAAAAGGTCGCACTTTAGAAGATAAATTTACAGGTTTAGGAAGTAGTTTAGCACAACAAAAAGCTGCTTTAAAAAACCAGGCTGAAACCCAAGTTGGTAAACAAGAAACTGCTATTGGAAATATTATTGGCAAAGATGGTGCTAATAATTATGAAAATAAACGTTTAGGTTATGCACTTGGAACTGGATCATTAATTGGTGGGGGTTACGGACTGTCACGTTTTGGTATAGACCCATTAGCGTCCCTTGGTATTGCTGGTGGTACCATTTTGGGAACCCGCGGA